TTACCAGTTACAATGGATCAATCAAATTTTTTCGGCGTAAAATCTTAAGCCTTTCCTTACCGGAGATTTTACGAGAGTCCGATCGCTTAGAAAAGGAAGGTAAGGCGATTAAAAAAGACTGCCTCAAACTCTGCTGGTATATGAGAGGCAGCATGAGCTACTCTGAAATAATGCACATGAGTTGGGAAGAGAGAGAAATAATCGGTGACATAGTTTCAGACAATTTAGAGACCACAAAAAAAACGGGTCTCCCGTTTTTTTAAAGTTGTTTATAAATTTGTTGGAGTTTAAATTTTTGATTAGTGTCTAGGGCCTTTCCATTAAGGATTGCCCCTAGAATTGCTTTTACTTCTCTAGGCGGAATACTGTCAACCGGAGACAAACTAGCTGTTGGTGCAGTCTTAGGCTTTCCTTTGAAAATCCTTTTACTTTATCCCAAATAGGGCCTTCGTCTAAAACGTTTTCTTCAGTTAAATCTCTAATTCTCATCTTCTGTAAATGCTCTGAGTGCCATTAATAATTGCTTCTACCATCATACGATCTTTGTGTTTTTGCACACTGTCGTACAGTCCAGCCATTTGCGCAGACGCTGCTGGCACTGCTTTCGGTACTGCTGTTGGCGCTTGAGCTACCGGTGCACCTATTTCTTTCTGCAACAATGCCATAATCCGTTTCTTTGATTTTATATCTAACCCAGAAATTGCTTGTTGAGCTTGCTTATATGCTGTACCAGTTGCTGCCTGTTGCGGAGCAGGTACCGCTGCTGGCTTTGCAGCAGGAGCTGCCGCTTGCTGTGCAGGTGCTGCGGGCTGTGTTAATTTTGCATATTCTTTATCGTATGCTACCTTTGCTGCTGGATCTGGTGCTGCCTTTGGAACATCTCCAGCAATATGAGCTGTACTAGTAGCTTTTCCTTTCTGATAGGCTTGCTTAACACCTCCTGCAACTCCGCCGATCATACCAGCAGCTTTACTAATACCGCCAATGCCTTTGGCTAGTCCTCGCCCGATAGCACCTAACGGTCCTTCTTCAAGTTCTTGCTGTTGTGATTCTGTTAAAATTTCTGTAAGTCGCATAGTATTATCCTAGTGTATTATTTATATCATCGTATCTAACGGCTTTCGAACATACATCATTAGTTGTTGTTTATTCTTATATCAAATTCAGATTTATTAGTTATTTATTGTAAAGAATGAGCTAAAGCTCATTTGTGTTATCGCTTACGCTCAACACATGTTTCTTTCTTTAATTATAGAAGTATTATTAAGTGCGAAGCACTTTAAATATTATCTAGATTCGTTAGTCACAATTGCCCGTTTGCACGGGCAAAAATATATAGGAACATTATCTGAGTTCTTATAGTCACTAGCGTTATAGCATTACCTAGGCGGTTGTCCTGTACCTATAGCTACGTTCTTGGTGCTTGCGCACGACAGCGGCAGTTAATATCTTATACGCTAACATATGATACTAACGCGGAGTATTTCTCTCCTCATTGGGCTCTAATTTAAATTATTTTCAAACAGCAAAATCGCGGCTCTTGCGATCTTCGTCCTGTAAAGGATAGTTGCTGAGTACTCTTAACGGCGAGAGATTTACGTCCGAGTGACCCAAGGTCCTCTTTTCATGTGCGCTTGAAATTAGCCAGCGCCAGCTATAACCGTTTAAATTGCCTTGTAGTGTTCTAATAGAGCTTGTCGTAACTTTTCTGATCCACCGCATCTGATATTGATAATACCATTATAGTATTCATCTGTTTCTAATACTCTGCGATCAAATTGCTCTTTTGCCTCGATGTAAGACATTTCTGCCTTACTGGTACAGTAATATAATATTTCTCTTGTGAATTTTTCCGGGCCTAATGTTGTGATGTCTGCGTTGAGTCTATCGGATGAACCCCAATAATCACGCCAATCACTTTCGACTACGCTTCTGCGTTTGAGTTTTTTGCCTTTGAGAGGTGGTTTAGTACGTTTAAATTGTGCTAGTTTCTTGCCTATGTACTTTTGCCCGGTAGTGAGATTTGTAATTAGATACACAAAGCCAAGTTTGCCTTCGGGTATTTCGGTTACGAGTTGGTTTTGATATATCCATGTCACACTTTAGTTATCTTAGGGGGTCTGCCTAGTATGCCTTTCTTGGCTTTTTTACGTGCCTGTCTTTTTTCTTGTATCTCTATTCGCCTGGTTGATGCCTCGTTGCGTATCTCTGATAGCCAATATCGTGCCCTTACGCCTGCCTCGTTTGAATTTTTATATTCAAAATTAGTTTGACACTTAAAATATTCTTGAAAAGCGGCAATTAACCTATCGTGACTATCTGTTGACATTACTATATGATCTCAACGTCTGTAGAATAGCTGGTAAATCCATTTTCTTTAATAACTTTTAACACATGATTTACTCGACTAGTCAAATCATCTCGATGTGAGATTAAGAATACATTCTTATCACGTTCTCGAGTCATGCGTTTTAGCACACCGATACTTGATTCAACGCCACTGGCATCCATTCCTGAATCAACTAGCTCATCAATAAACAATAAATTAATTGCTTGATACAAGTTTTCCCATACATCACGGAACGCCCAGCTCATACTTAGAATTAAACGATTGCGCTCACCGCGTGATAGGTTATCAAAGTCTAAGTCCTGACCCAGCTGAGTGATGATGACAGTTAGGTCGTTTTGAAATTCTACTGTATGAGGAAGCCCAATCTTATCAAGATAGTAAGTCAGTCGTTGATTTAAGAACGCTAAGTTTTGATCAATAATGCGCTTACGTACAAAACTATCTTTGTTTGTTAGCAATTTGTGTAGGAATTCTTGGTGATCCTTAACACGCACCAGTTCGTTTAATCCTTCCCAGTTAATTTCTTGAAGTGCAGTTGCTTTTAATTCAGTAATTTGATCATCGTATGGATTCTCTTCTCCAGCTTTGATAGTAACATCACGCTCTAGGCCTTCCAATGTGTTCTTATGATTAAGTGCTTCTTCTAAATTATCATATATTACTTTAGGGCATGCGCCTACCTCGCCTAACAAACTCAATGCTTCATTAAGTGTTGCAAGTTCTTCAAGATATTCTGTGATAAATTCGTTGCTTTCTGTCACCTGCGTAGCCTTAGCAGCTAGCATTTCGTCATGTTTAGCATCATGTAATTCATGCCCGCAACTATGACACTTGTGATCAGCAAGACTTGTTAGGTCTTTTTCTAGTTTCTCTAAAGATCGTTGTTCTTTTTCAAGTGCAGACGTCTGCTTGGCAATCATCGATGTAAGACCGTCGTGATCTTTCTTATTCTTATTCCATTCAACTAGCGCACGTTGATCTGCAATTTCTACATCGACACTGATGTCGCTGAGCCTATCAATACTTTTAAGCAAATTTTCTAACGAGGACTCGTGTTGGTCGCCCCACATCTTTTGTTTACGCTCTAACGATTCAATGCTTTGTTGAATACGTTCATTGCTAGTTTTGACTGTTTCAATGCGAGTATTTTCCGTAGTAATAGAATCCTTAGAAATTTTAATAGATTCTTTAAGAGCTTCTGCCTTTTCAGACAGGATAGTAATGCCCAATAACTGTTCGATGATGGCTCGTTGCTCCGCTGCCTTCATAGACAGAAACGGTTCTGTATAGGTGTTTAGAGCAACTAGATGTTTGAACATGTCGTGAGTCATACCAAACACTTCTTCAATAGCTTTCTGTGTTTCTCTGCTATCGCCCTGTGATTCGTCTTGTTCTTTCAACTGCTGTTCTTGCCCGTTAACGCTGAATTTAAGCACGTTAGGCTTACGACCACGTTCGATATGATAGTTTACACCACCTTTTTCAAAGTCAACAGTACACAGCATGCCTTTGTTATTAATCTTGTTAACTAGATTATCTTTTTTAATATTAGTCAGCGCATTGCCATAGATAGCATAGCTAAGTCCGTTGACAATAGTAGTTTTACCTGTGCCGTTACGAGCACCACTATCGTCCCCACCAAGATCTAAGTTCTCTCCAAGTACCAATGTCAACTGACCACGATCAAAATCAATAGCCTGTGTTTGTGCGCCCACACTCATAAAGTTGCGAACGGTTAAATTCTTTATTTTAATTGTCATAGGTTATTGTAAATTTCCAATAAAACTTTCTTGTCATACGTATCGCTTTCGATAGCATTAATTTGATTCATTACAATTGTATCAACACTTTCAAAGCTGATATCGATAGGTACATGATTGCTTTCTATCTCTACTTTTTCCGGAATAAGCATCAGTTCGCGTAGCTTGTACTCGGGAATAAATTGTTCTTTAATAAAATTAGCTTCTTCAAAAGTAATAGGCAAATCAATAGTTACACGGCAGTGCATATTCTTACGAAGCAGGCCAGCTGGATTGTCAATAATTTGACTTAGTTTGTAGGTACGATAGGTAGGCTGACCCGGCCAAGTTTTAAATTCAGGCTTAGTACCCCACTCTAACAGCATCATACCACGGTCATCGTCTCCAGCATCTGCATA